CGAATCATATAAATCACTTACTATACCTTCATTTACAACATCTTCAATTGCACCATCACATTCTGGATGTAATGCCATCTCACGATATCTTTTTATCAAGTCAAATTCAGTTCGATATACTCCCTCTATATCTACATATTGACCATAAAACCCAGATTGCACAAAATAGTCAACCCCGTCCTCGTTAGATCGAGGAACGGGTGAGACCACTGAATCGGGTGTTTTTTCCGAATCATCAATTGAGAATCCAAAGAGTTTCGCCATTGTATAACTATTTTTCTTTTATTATAGCACTATTTATCAGTTTTAACTTATGCTCTCTCCTCCAGCATTATCACCGACACCTTTGATTGATTCAAAGTATAGTACTTGTAATTCTACCGTAAACTCCTCTATTGTGTCAACTGTTTCATAAGATAAGTCAACCTGACTTATATTAGTTGGGAAAACATCATAGAATCTGTAAGTTCTAAGAGTCGATCCATCACGATCAAGTTGATGAACATAAGCATCTTCTTGATAATCTGCTGGATTATTTGCACCAGTTGCATCTGATAATCTATTAATTGAATTCATCCACTTTTCAAAAGCAGAACGAATTGAGAAATCAGTGTCATTGATTACGGTAATAGTCCATGTATCGAATGTTCTATCACCTGCGATTTTTAGAATCCTTCCTCTAAAATTGACATCTATTGGAGTGATGTTTGAAGCAGGTAAGGCAGCTGCTTTGACTAAGAATCTTGCCTTATCCTTCACATCATTGTCGATACTTATCTCTTCTGGAAAAGCAAGTTCGACTTCAAATAGATTCGGTCTTGCACCACCACCTACTAACTTACTTTTAAAGTCAGTAATACGTCTTAAAGGTGGTCTATTAAATTGGGTTGCCATTTTACTTAATTACCTCTTTTTAAACAGAACCGACTACTTCCTCGAATGATACACCTGTTCGTGTAGCAACGAAGGTTAGACCGACAAAGTTAATTGATCTTGCAGGTTTAATGAAGATGTCTGCGACAAATTCATTATTATCTATGATTGCTGCAGTGTTATTTGTTTCATCACAGATAACTCTGAAATCAAAGATTCCTCGTTTTGCCTGTACATCACGAAGGAATGGTTCAACAATGTTCACAAAGTTTGTCCTTGTAATTTCATCATTGAATTCAAACATCTGATCTCTTGCAGCAGAGGAGATCGCATTCTCAAGGAAGATAAACAATCTACGAACGTTTATCCTATCAAATGCTGATGATTTATTCAACGCAGTCTTATCACCAAATAGAATTATTCCTCCACCAGGTGAGAAGATGATTGGGTTAATTCGATTTGAATACAACTGGTCTCTCTGTGTTTGAGATGGATTGTATGCTAGTTTAACTGCGTTTAGTATTGCACCTCTTGCAGTTCCTGCTGGTGAGAACCAAGGGAAGTTATTAATGTCATTTCTTGCACATAATCCAGCAATGTCTCCGTTCATTGGAACATATCTGAATGTATCTGCGAATCTGTCATACATGTATTTGTAGGTGCTGTCAAATACTGCAAATGATGAGGATGAAACAGGAGCAAAGAAACTTATCACATTATCTGTAATCTGTGCATCGTTAAAGACGGTTACAGATCCTGCACTTCCATCACTGAGGAATGCACCTCGATGTGGTGAAACAAATGCAACTGCATCTTTCCTTATCTCTGCAACAGAGATAATTTTATTTGCTAATGATTGTGCTGTTTCTTTTGTATGATTTCCAGAACCCATCAGTATGAAATCTGCTGAGTTTAAATTATCATCTTCAAATAGTTGATAACCATTTGCTAGTCCAGATAAAGTAACTTGGAATGCTCCATCTGCTTCCTCATCTGTACCACCATCATAGTTTTTACCACCACTTAAAGTTAGTGTTTGTACACCCGATGCACCAAAAATTACATCTTGAGCATTTTGATCCCAACCAATATCACTGGAAAGATTAAAGGTGCCTGAAGCAAATCCAGTTGTTACAATTCCTGCAGGTGCTCCACCAGCAAATATATTTGATGAATTGTTATAAGTATACTTTCTCCAATATGAAGGTGAACCTAGTGAATACTCACCATCTTTTGCTTTTGAAAGTGATAAGTGTTTCTCTAAAATAGAACCTGCATTACCAGTTACCTCACCTAAATCATCAATTACCACTACATGCACTTCATCAAATCTTGAATTACGTGCTTCAGCAAATGATGATGTACCTGGACGATCTGCGATATTGTTCCAGTTAATAGTTGAATTTGTTAATTGTATTGATTGTGAATCAAACCAATCTTTTGATCCTGTGTAAGTAGTTGTTCCATATGAAACAGATTGACCTGCAGTAGTGAAATTAACATTTCCATTACTAGTAAATCGATATATTCCTGATGGTTGATAGTCAACAGAAGTTTCAATACCTGCACTAGAAACATGACTTAAAACTTTGACACCTATTTCAGATGCTCCTATTTCAGTAACAATACCTTTAAAGTGACCATCTAATAATGATGTTGTACCAGAACCAGCAAGTACAGTATTTGCTTGAACTGATTGTGTAACCCCAGTTCCAACGACGAGTGCTGTTTGTAAAATTGTTCTGACACCAAAATTAAAGTTATCACTTACATTAGATGTGTTTAGTGAATTGGTATTTAAAATTACCTGACCTGCACCAATAGATAATACTGAAGCACCAGCACCAATAACTCCTGATATTTCCTGTATTGCTTGATTAACAGCTATGCTAGTGGTGTTAATTCCTGTAATTAGGTTAGTTGTTACACCAATTGTACCTGATGTAGTAACAGTAATGTTAAAACTCTCTGCTCCTGTTGTGGATATTCCTGTTAAAACTTGATCTGCTTTTCCATCAATGATAGCAACCTTTAAACCATTTCCCCATGAACCAGGATTTCTTGCAACAACAGTTACACCTGTAATTGTTGATCCATCATATCCTAGATCATTATAATGTTCTGTGCTTTTTATCTTTATGTCTGATGCTGATCCTGCAAATGCATTCTTCAGATCATCATCGTCTGCTCTGACAACTCTTAATGGTCCACCATATGCTAAGTATGATGATGCAGTCATCCAATACTCATAATGCTTGTCAGCAGAGTATGGTTGTCCAAAATTGTCTAATAAATCTTGTTCATTCTCCACCAAAATTGGAAGGTCAACTGATCCTTTGGCAAAAGGTCCAACTAAAGCACCGACTTTATCAGATGCAGTGTCTACTCTACCAACGGTAAGGTCAACTTCTCTAACTACAATTCCAGGAGATGCTAAATTTAGTGGCATCTTTATTCTCCGAATCTCAGATTATTTCTGAAATTATTTATTAAAATGCCCTTTTTCATGTAACCTACATGCACTATAAAACTTGTATTACACCCACCACCTCTGGAAAATTCATAGTGAGATGTCTTTCAATCCCCATCTTTAAAGTTTGAGCACTCATCACGCATGATTCGCATGCACCATGTAATCTAACTTTAACTATTGCAGCTTCTTCTCCCTCTCTTACACCATAATACATTCTTACATCTTCATCTAAATTATAATCTATCTCTACAAATTCTAAATATCCACCATCTGATTCAATGTATGGACGTATATCATCTAACGATTTATTAATAACTTCGGGTGCGATCATGTTATTGAAATTGTTTGTGAACCATCTTTATTATCAGTTATGATTATTTTTTTATTAGGAGATGATTTTGATAAAAGTCTTTTAAGTTTCCAATTTTTAAACCATCGTTTAATTTTTTCATTTATCACAATTCACCTCTCCATATTAAATCAGAACCAACTGGTGCTGATGCTCTGGTTGAAAAATATAAAAGTATATTACATAAAAACCAAAAAATATTTACTACCCAAGCTTGTTGCCAACAAAATTTTCTATTGGTTGTAACAATTAGAATATTTAATTCATCACCCTGTCTTCTTACAACTTGTTCTAATACTAATGAGATAACAAAACCAATTGCAAAAATATAAAAACAAAAATTGAAAAAACTTGATCCAACTAAAAGAAAGTAAGTCATTAGTAATAATCCCACATATAGGAACGATCGCCGTATTCATCAGTATGCCAT